TCTTTTTCACCATCAGGCTTGGCTTGGGGTTCTGGAGAGTGTGCTCGTTTCTGGTACCTTGCATTTGATGGCCAAGTATTTTATGATGATGCAAGTCCTTACGGTGTAGCAAATAGAAACAGCGGTACCTTAAGTCACGATAGAATTCAAGATGCAATGATTAGTGCAGATATTCTTGATAAAACTATGGAGTTTGAAACAGCAGAACGAAAGTATGGCAAGCAAAAACATCCTGCATTAGAATTTACAGTTAAAACAGATGACCCACCAATATTTGGTTATGGTGATGCCATGCTTGACTTTAACGGACAGTCTATTGTTGGTGAAATTAAAACAATGCCAAATGATGGATTTGAATATAAGAAGGCAAACAGGAAGCCTAAAGGTGGGCACCTAATGCAATTGCTAATGTATATGAAAATATTAAAAAAAGATAAAGGCGTTTTAATTTATGAAAATAAAAACAATCACGAGTTATTAACACTTCCAGTACAGGTTAATGACGAGTATCGTAAATGGATTGATTACGCATTTGACTGGATGAGGCAGGTCCGTAAGGCTTGGACAGACAGAGAAATCCCAGTTAAAACATATAGGTCTAACTCTAAAATCTGCAAGGGTTGCCCTATTCAAAAAGCCTGTGCAGAGGCAGAAACAGGGGTTCTTAAAATTAAACCTCTTGAGGGGCTTAGTGAAACTTTGTGAAAAGTGTAACAAAGGCTTTACACCTAAAGTAACTTATCAAATTTATTGCGGCACTGAGTGTAGATCATTTGCAACAAAAGACAAGATAGTAGAAAGATATCAGTTAACTCGTAGGCAAAAAAGAATTGGAAAAGTCAGAAAATGTTTTGGTGGTTGTGGACAACAACTATCTATATACAATGATTCTGGCTTTTGTTCTAACTGCAATGTAAGCAAAAAAGAAGTAGACAAAATGTTAAAAGAGATAAAGGGATTTTTTGATTATGAACAAGACTAATCAGCCAACAAGAATTTGCGCTATTGATGCTAGTACTAATAACCTTGCATATGCGGTGTTTGATAATAAAGACCTTAAAGAAATTGGCAAAATAAATTTTGAGGGAAGTGATATATACCTAAAAGTAGGAGATGCAGCAAGAAAGACTAAAGCATATTTTGAAACGGTAATGAAAGCAGATGCTATTGTAATTGAGCATACTGTATTTATGAATAGTCCAAAAACTGCTGCTGACCTTGCATTAGTTCAAGGAGCATTGCTTGGTGCCGCTGCAATGTGTGGCATTAGGACAGTGGGAAAGGTTTCTCCAATTACTTGGCAAAACTATTTAGGTAATAAAAAATTAACAAAAGAAGAACAAATATTAATTAGATCTAAGAATCCTGGTAAATCAGATTCTTGGTACAAGTCTTTTGAAAGACAGTTTAGAAAAGAAAGGACTGTGAAATTAATTGAAATCATCTATGATAAAAATATTAACGATAATGACGTTGCTGACGCTTGTGGTATCGGTCACTGGGCTATTAATAATTGGGATAAGGCAATAGGAGAAAAATAATGCCAGAGTTAAATGCAAACATACCACCAATTGAATGTTATGTTCGTGGTAATTTTTTAAGAGATCAAATAGATAGTCACGATCAATATTTTCCTTGTGTAATTTTTGGTGTGGCTAGCGTTCAAAATCGTAGCCCATTGTTTCATTTTTTAATGGAGGATGGCGGTATCTGGTGGAGAATGCCTATTAATGCATTTTGTACTAAACCAAATGTACCAGAAGAAGATATACACAATCTTGTTTTATGGAATTCATTTAGTCCTTTTGTTACTACAACTAAATTTGCAAACCTTGCAAACATGCGTATGACCTATATGGACAGGACAAAGACAAAAATATCTGGCAAGTATTTGTTTACTCTTGATTGGCACAATCCTGATTCTAATAGACTTGATGATGGATACTCAGAAAATCCAGGGCAGCATAAATGCGGTCACGTTATACAAAGAGATGATGGCAACTTTGCTATACAACCAAACAACAGAGTATTTTTATTAGAACCATCATTTACTACCAAGCCTGGAAAGCCTGTGATTAATAGACTTATCAATACTAGAAAATGGGATGTGGAAGATGCCTCTAAGTGGATAACTGAAGATTCAGATAGTTATCATTATGATATTAATACAGGAGAGGTTGACAAATAACCTTATGAATGGTAAACTGTATAAGTCAGAGGTTTGGCTTCGTAAGAGGTATCTTATGGATAAAAAATCTCCAGAGGATATTGCTAAAGAGTGCGGGGCAAGCATAGAAACAATCTATGTATACCTTGCAAAATTTGGATTAAGGAAGTCAAAACGATGAGTAATAATTTAAATATTACGGTTGATCAAGTTAATCATCCGTTGCACTACACAACTGATCCAAGTGGCGTAGAGTGTATAGAAATTACAAGACACCGAAATTTTAATATAGGCAATGCCTTTAAATATTTGTGGAGAGCGGGACTAAAAGATGAGGCTAAAACAATACAGGATTTAGAAAAAGCAATCTTTTATATTAAAGATGAAATTAATAGGCTAGAAGGTAAATATCATGTCAACTGAGTCAGATTTAGTAAACCATCTTGATGAAGTAAACAAGGTTGTTGCAGAGTATCTTAAAGGTCAAGATCCTACAAAAATTTCTAAAGAGTTAGATATTCCAAGAACTCGTGTTGTTTCATTAATTAATGAATGGAAAGTTATGGCATCTGCTAATGATGCTATTCGTGCTCGTGCCAAAGAAGCACTTGCTGGCGCTGATGCACACTACAGTAAATTAATAACAAGATCTTATGAAGTTATTGATGAGGCATCAATGACAAATAACCTTAGCGCAAAGACTCAAGCAATTAAACTAGTTATGGATATTGAAAAATCTAGAATTGAAATGTTACAAAAGGCTGGATTGTTAGAAAATAAAGAACTTGCAGAAGAGATGATCCAGATTGAAAGAAGGCAAGAGGTATTGGTTGAAATACTTAGAGAGATTGCTTCTACGCATCCAGAGGTGCGTGATTTAATTATGCAACGTCTTTCTCAGATTGCCAAAGAAGGAGAAGTGATTACAATTGTCCACGATGTTCAATGATTTTCTTGAAGTATTAAAAGAAAATCAATTTGAAGAAAAGCCAGTAGACGCAAAAACATTTGTCGAGTCTTCTGATTATTTAGGACAGCCACCGCTATCTTCAATTCAATATGACATTGTGGAAGCAATGAGTCAAATATATAAAAGAGAAGACCTGCAAGAAATATATGGATCTGTAGAAGGGGCAAGATATTATGATAAATATACTAAAAATGAAATCATCTTACAGTTGGGCAAAGGTTCTGGTAAAGATTTTACCTCTACTGTTGCTTGTGCTTATATTGTTTATAAGTTATTATGTCTCAAAGATCCTGCAAGATATTTCGGAAAACCAAGTGGAGATGCAATAGATTTAATTAACGTTGCTATTAACGCACAACAAGCAAAAAACGTTTTCTTTAAAGGTTTTAAAACAAAGATTGAGAAGTCTCCATGGTTTGCTGGTAAGTATAACGCTAAAGCAGACTCAGTTGAGTTTGATAAATCAATTACAGTTTATTCTGGTCACTCTGAAAGAGAATCGCATGAGGGTTTAAACTTATTGCTTGCAGTGCTTGATGAGATTTCTGGTTTTGCATCTGAGGTTGGCACTGGTAATGAACAAGGTAAAACTGCAGAAAATATTTATAAAGCATTTCGTGGATCTGTAGATTCTCGTTTTCCAGATCTTGGTAAGGTAGTTTTACTTTCTTTTCCACGGTATCAAGGAGACTTTATTTCTAAAAGATATGATGATGTAATTGCAGAAAAAGAAACAATAGAAAAGAAACATATTTTTATCATGAATGAAGATTTACCACACAATGACATAAATAATCAATTTGAAATTAGTTGGGAAGAAGATAGCATTATTTCATATAAGGTTCCAAAAATTCTAGCACTTAAAAGACCAACATGGGAAGTAAATCCTACTAGAAAGATAGATGATTTTAAACTAGCATTTTATACAGACTTAGGCGATGCTATGATGCGTTTTGCTTGTGTTCCTACATATGCATCTGATGCGTTTTTTAAACAAAAAGATAAGTTAGAAAAATGTATGAATACTAGAAATCCCGTAGATTCTTTTAGAAGGTTTGACGAAACATTTAAAGCAGATCCAGAAAAAATATATTATATCCATGCTGACCTTGCACAAAAACATGACAAGTGTGCTGTTGCTATTGCTCATGTTGACAAATGGGTTAATATTCAGGTTATTAAAGATTATGAGCAGGTAGCCCCTATTGTTGTTGTTGATGCCGTTGCTTGGTGGGAGCCAAGAGCGGAAGGACCAGTGAATTTATCAGAGGTAAAGCAGTGGATTATTAACTTACGTAGAGAAGGTCTCAACATTGGTATGGTTTCTTTTGACCGTTGGCAATCATTTGACATTCAAAATGAGTTGCAGGCTGTTGGAATTAGAACAGAAACAGTATCTGTTGCTAAAAAACACTACGAAGATTTGGCTATGATGATTTATGAAGAGCGTGTTGCAATGCCAATGATTCCTTTGCTGCTAGAAGAAATGTCAGAATTAAAAATAATGAAAGGCAATAGAGTTGACCATCCTCGAAAAAAATCAAAAGACTTAGCAGATGCAGTTTGTGGAGCGGTATTTTCAGCAATTTCACATACTCCAAAGACTAATAATACAGAGATAGAGGTCCACACTTGGAGTTCTGCAACACGACTTGCAGAGAAGCAGCAACGTATGGTAGAATTAGATAATCGGGAAATGCCTAACGATGTTAAGGATT